GGTGACTCTACTCGTTTCGCTTAAGAATGAAAAAGCTGCGGCCATTAGAAGGGCTGCCTATGATGTTACTGATCCCAATGGAATTAAGTTGGCGCAAGATGATGGTAAGTCCCTAACAAAGACAGTTGTTTCTAGTGGATTTGGTCTAGCTCTTTGGGCTGCGTGGTGGGTCATGCTCTTTAGGTAAAAAGTTTTTGTAAAAGTGAAAAAAAAATGTAGGCTGACCAATATGATAGTAACTGGGTGATTTAAGAACTTTAAGAATAGATCTGGGATTAACGAACATTAGATTCTTACGACTTTGGTTGTGTTTGCATTGAATTTATAGAATTTAGCGTTCGTTAATCCCAGATTTTTTTTTGATGAAAGAAATAGATATGGATTCGTTGGCTATGTTGAAAAGCTTTAATGGGAAGACGATTAGGATATTTAAATTGTTAGGAGTTTATGAAGATCCCGAACTTTTATTAGAGGGTAAGGTTGTTTCGCTGGTAAACAGTGACACTGATGTGCCCGAAATGGTAGTTGAGCCTGTGGAATTTTCCACAGATGGGTGTAAGAGTTTTATAGTGTATGTTCAGTATGCTCATTATAGTTCTAGCTATGATGGGTTGGTAGATGAAGTAACTTCAATTTTATATAGGCTAGGCGGAACAAAGTGAGTATGATATATAAAGCCATGTTGAGAAAAGCCGCTGAACCGTGGAAGGGAGCTTTTCGCTCTGGAAGAAAGTATATTACGGTGATAGGCGAATTGGTTTCTTCTTCAAAAATGCGACCGGGATCTAAGCTCAGAGTTCCCAAGATGATGAGAACTCGAGCTGTTAGACGTTGGGTTCCAAAATCGGCATGGAATAGGAGAGGCCATTGGCGTTATATTAAGGTGAGGACCCCGGAAGCTATTCATCAAGAACGGTTGGCTCAGAACATATTTCGTCGTTTAAGAGGACAGCCTGCCTTGCATTATGCAGATGACTTGGTAGATATAACTAATCTAGAACGAGTAGCTAGACCTATTAGTCCTGCTTATGTTATACGTTCACCCACTGCGCGGAAGAGAATTAAGATAGGCGCAAAAGAGCAACAATTCAGAAACCAACTTGCTGAAGAAGTTAGAGGAGGCAACACTATCATAGAACCACTTAGCGAGCGGGAATTGAATTGGCGACGATCATTTAATCAAGATCGCAGAAGCTTAGGAGTAAGATTTATACATTCACTTAGAAAACCGGCAAGGTTTGTCGTTCCTGCTGGTTTTGCAGGGGCGGGGGCATTTGGGGCTAAATCTATGCGTGATAGGGCATTACGTCGTCGCAGTTCTTCTAGGTTTGATAAATCTTCTAGAAGAAATACTGGATTTATTAACAGTTCTGGCATGTATCAGACTTATGACAAAAAGGGGAATATCATTGAACTGTTTCCTGAGGAGGGAGATGGTTTAGAAAAGGGGCAGATTGATTTATCTAAAGCGATGGTAACAACTTTCCAAAAGATAGTGGAGAGAGGTTTGGCAAATGAATAAAACGATAGAGATAAGTGCTGAGCATATTTGCAAAGAATTGGCTAAGCGACAAATGTTAAGAGTGAAAAGACTTAGGCGTGTGAGGAAACTGATTCCAGAAGATTATTGTGGTACTTATAAGATAGGACGTCTGAAGACTAGATATCGCTTTAGAAGATACAAACCGTTTAAGAGGGTTGTTTCTAGTGGAACAATGCGTAAAGCACGGCGTATATTGCCGCAGACCTTTCGCGGTGCTTGGAAACGAACTGCGAACATGGGCAATCGAAGACTGATCCGTGAAAGCCTAGCTACTCCTGCTCGACTGTTTTATCGTCACAGATTTAATCCGTTTTTATGGGGTGCTGCTGGAGTTATTGGCTATAAGGCTTATGCAAGGAATCACAAGCGCAGTGAAGAATACGAATCTGGTCTGAAGAATGCAAATGAAAGAATACAGCCAGGATCAGGGAAAGAAAATGAACAAAAAATGGTGACAGTGATGATTAGAGGAAAGCCGGTTCAAATTACTGAGCAGCGTTATAGAGATAGCATGAATGTTGGATTTCAACCAGGACTGGGCAGGTATGGTAATAGAGACTGATTAGGTGGAGGGTTAAGTGGCCAGTTGACCTAGATAAAGGAAAAGAATAATTGTGTGAACAAAACTTATTTTTTAAATTATGGAGACAATGCTGTGAACAAGGGAATTGGTACAAATCTTCGTAGAGGTCTGCGTCGTTTGGGGAATGTTGGCGGAAGATATTCTGGCAGGAGAAAAAGAGCGGTGGGTAAGTCAGATGCCTTGGCTTATGGAGAAAAGACATTGAAAAAGGCATCTACACAGATTCCTGAGAAAATAGGCGCTTTGGTCAGAACTTGGAGGCGTGGTAGGAAACCTCTGTCTTCCGTGAGAATTATGGGGGAACAGGTTCGTCGAGGACGTTACGGCGAAGCTTTTAGAAACTTGCTTGGTGGAAAAAGAACTATAAGCGGAGCTAGAGGGATGGCTGGCACAAGAGGAAAGGAATTAATGTCAAGAATACAGTTTGGCCGTTTGGTTGATTTTGTGGCTAGGAAAAGGGGAATTTCTCGTGGTCGGGCGGCTGCTCTTCTAAGACCATCGGGACAAAGCTATAGAAGCGTAGAAGCTGCCATTGCTCCTAGAGTTCAAAGTGCGACTCATCCCATTGCTATGGGTAGGAACATTGCTCGGTCTAAACTAGCTAGAGCGGGAGCGTTGGGTGTTGGCGGTTATGGAGCTTATAGTTATTTACGGGATCGTCAAAACACGAAGAAAAGTGCGGGTGTTTTGCATCGCGGCATAGCTGCCAAGTATATCCTGACAAAACGACGCTAAGAAGGCGTGGCTTACTCGACTCAGACACGTTTAAACGGGCTTGCCCCCATATAGGCAAGGGTTTAGTGCTGCAAGGCGTCTGAGTCGAGTGTTTTGTGGCTTCTTGTCGTGGAGTATAATTTATGAGAAAATTTCTAAGCATTAAAGAAATAGAAGCAGGCAAACATTCTCCCTTGTATAAGAGGCGGATATATAATTACAACATCTTGAGAATGCTAGCTAGAGCTAGACGATTAACTAGAAGATCTCAAGATATGATGAGAGACACAAGGCGCTATGTCAGGCATCGAATTTTGACTTTGCCTAGCTATTATAAGGGAGCGGCTCTTGGTGGTGGAATAGCTGGAGTTGGAGGTTATGGACTTTATCGATATGATAAAAGTCAAAGAAATCGTGGCTGGTAAGAAAGGAATGATGAAATGCTAAAACTGAAATACAGAAAGATTCAATGGATTAAGTGTGAGGGGTGTAAAAGGAATGATATTCCTAGTGATACGCCACCGACTAAGGTTGCCGGAGAAATGTTCAAACTTTGTCCACGATGTAAATGGCGGACCGAAGTGGTGACTAAATACGAACAGATGAAGGCTAAAACTGTAGAACAACACTAATCTTGGAATCTAAATACATGAAGACTAAATTGTTGACCGAGATAAAGAATCTAGGACAAGACATAGGAAGGGGAGCTAAGAGACTAACATCTTCACTTGGAGTTGGATGGAGGGCTGCAAGAAGTTATGTTCCATTTCGTAGAGCTCAATTGTATGGTAACAGGCTCTATTGGACCCCTCCTTTCAAACAGCGCCAAGCTTCTCTAAGAGTGGGTTTGCCATTCAGGGTTGGTTGGAAAGCTAGGAGAACAGCTAATCCACTCATAGGTTCTTCTTATGTGGAGGGTTTCAAGCTTGGAAGACGAGGATGGAAAAAAGGAAAGGTGTTGATTCATAACATTCCCGAAGAAGGCGAATACAAATTTGCAAGGTTCATCAGAGCTGGAAAGAAATCAGCGCGTGAATATCTTGCTCCCAGTTCTCTAGGATTAACTGCCGGATATGTAAGCGGACGATACCCACTTGTTACAGGCTCACTGGGATTGGGAATGGCTGCGACTGGCGGACTTGTTGCACACAAAACTTTGTATAGTCCAGCAAAAAGGTTGGTGAGGGTGTTGAACGAATCTTCAGACAGTCGAAATTACCCAACAGCAGAAGAAGCAATGAGGTCAAGTGGAATAGGTGATTATGAATTGTTGGAGCCGTATCTGCAAAGAAATCAAAGAACAGGAAATCTACATAAAAGTTCTTATTTTCAGCCATTGGGTGGTGTGTACCTAGCAGGGCCGTATAAGCGCTTTGTGAGGGTTCGTAGACGTAAAGTGGAGCCAACTAAGCGTAGACCAAGTTTGTATTATGGACCGAAGGTTTCGAGCACAGGGACTAGAACTAGTGGCTACTCATTCTCACCAATGAAAGAAGTTGAAGAGAGTGAAGGAACTCGTTTTCAATCACCTGTTGAAGAGAATAGAAATAAGTTCAAGAATCAAAGACCAATTGATCCTGATGATGATTCAATTTCTGAAGAAAAGAAGAAAAGGTTGATGCAAGAAAGGAATAGGGGAGAAAAGATATTAAGAGGAATCACTAAGAATTTAGATACACCTACACAGATAAATGCTAGAAGATTGATGAAGTCTATTAGAGAAGATCCAAGGGCTATAACTTATCTAGAAAGATTAGCTAATGTAGGAGGGAATAAAAACCTTTCAACACTCTTAACACTAGCTGCTCTGGGTCTAGCTACTTATCTCACAACGAAGAATCAATTGACTAGAGGTAAACCAACTACTACTGCACAGAGGATTAGAGATCTTCAAACAGAGGGAACTCCTACTACTACGGTAGGATTGTTACCTATTCCCAGAATGAAATATCCTAATAGATTTCGCAATAGGATGCTGGCTTCCCCAGGATATGGGACTCTACGAGACGTTGATGTTCTTCCCTCAACACCTTTGTATCTTTCTAATCGGACAAACGACATAAAAAAGATCGTACAAGCAAAGGAGAGAACCTCGGCAAAAAACAGGGGTTTTATAAAATTTGGGTCCATGAGAAAGAGAATTAGGAAAGGACCCTATGTCGCAGAGAGAAGATTAGTTCGTCAAGCATGGAAAAATTTTTTGAGAAGATCTGAATCAGCAATGAGAAGGTTGCGTCTAAAAGTCGGGACTGAAAACCTAAAAAGGGCGGCTAAGCTTGGACACAGAAAACAAAGAGAATTTGCGTTTCAACTAGAAGCCACAAAACCTATGCAGGGACGCATGTTGTCTAGGCAGGAAATAAAAGAATTGATTCGAAATCCTAGAATTAAAATCATCAGAGGAACTCAAAATACGGCTGGAATTGGACAACCACAAGTTGCACTGGGTCATTTGCATTGGGATCGTCGTGTTCCAGCTCCATCATTTCAGGACATGATGATAACTTCTAAACTTGGTGAAATGGCACATGGTCGTAATCTCCCGATGCAACCTTATCCTCAAGCGATTCTTGGAAGAAAGGGAATAACATTTCTTGGCTCAAGAAGCTTGACGCGCAGTGAACGATTGAGAGATGCTAAAAGATATGGGGACTTAGTGTCTAGACAGGCTTGGAGTAATTGGTCAGGCATCAAACCTGGAGTTGTAGATCCGATTAAGAGATTTCGGAGAATATCAGGGAAAAGGCCGATGTCTGTTTTCATTCCATTTGAAGAAGGTAAAAAATATAGAAAAATTTTGATGCCAGGAAGAACATATAAACAAGATAGGAAACTTGCTAGAATAGCTGATAAATATGGGTGGAATGAAAAGGGAGTGAGAATAAATCCACGTGACTTTGAGAGAGAATATTTTGGAAAGAGAAGAGGTGGAATAAGAAAAGGACTGACGGGATTAGCGATGGGAACAGCTGGGAAATTATTTCCTAGGATAAGGAGGGTGGCTGTAAAGTCCACCAGGCTACTTGGAAGAGGTAGCTTGGGGTATAAAGCAAAACGGTCTATCGTTGCTTTTAGAAGGAAGGCTGCTTTTGTTCCAGGATTTCATCATGGCATAATGGGAGATAGAGCTAAATGGGTCGCTGGATCTGCCAAGGGACCTCCAAAATCTGGAATGTTTGCAAGACAGAGAACAATGCGTGGCTTGAAGTTGGCATCTGGAACAAGTAAGGCTAAATCTTATTTTGCAGGAGAGAGGTTTGGAGAAAGATTGAGAGCTTTTGATCGTGGATTTAGAAGGGTTCGGCCCGATCGAGTAGACTTGTCTCGCATGGCGTCTAGAAGGAAGGGAATCAAATTTCAAAGAGTTGGTGGTCTTGCTAAGATTCCTTATAAGATGGGAAGATTTGCTGCAACAGATCCTATCGGTGCAGGATATACTGCTGCTATTGGAGGAAGTGCCCTGACTGCCTTGGGACTTCGACGCAGGAAGTCGCTTCGAAATAACTGGCAAGCATGAGTCTTTTTAAGAAAGAGGAGTTTGTTGAGATGATTTGTTTTCATCATAATGATTTGGATGGAAGAGCTGCGGCGGCCGTTGTGAACTGGGCGTTTGAGCACATTAACGAGAAGCTGTTGTTTGTTGAGGTGAACTATAAGGATTCTTTTCCCTATGACATGATTAGCAAGAATGAGAGTGTTTGGTTGGTTGACTACTCTTTGAAGCTTGATGGGATGTTAAAGCTGTATGCTATAACTAAGAACGTCATTATTATCGATCATCATAAAACTGCTGTGGACATGATGAACGAGTTAGAGGAAAAAATTCCAGAGGGTCTAGTTAAAGATCTTTTCAACATTCAGAGTCTAGTGAGAAGTGGGGTATCTGCTTGTGAACTGACTTGGGATTATTTATATCATTGTGTTCGTCCTATGCCAAGGGCTTTGAAATGGATTGGTGATAGAGATGTGTGGAAGTGGGAATATCTCGAAACCAAGGCTTTCACTGCTGGCATGATGATTGAGGATCAAGACCCGAAGTCTCATATCTGGAAGATTCTCTTAGCAGGTGGAAAACCGGAAGCATCTAAGGTTCAGCAAATTATTAGCAATGGGGAAGTGTGTTTGAAATTTATTGAGAAGCAAAGAGCTCAGATTCGAGAAGCCAATATGTTTGAAGCGAGATTAGATGGACAACGTTGTCTGGCTTTGAATGTTGGGTATCCTGTCTTTTCTTCAGAACTGTTTGGAGAAGAGCTTAAGGATTATCCCTTTGGAGTTGGCTTTTCATTTGATGGGACAACCTACACTTATCAACTACGTTCTGAAAAGAATCCCGAAACTTCTCAACAAATAGATGTTTCTGAAATTGCTAAGAAGCACGGAGGTGGAGGACATCTTGGCTCGGCTGGTTTCTTCTCTAAAGAATTTCTTATCGAATCTAGTTCAAACCCGATAAGTGGGTAATTCACTGGGTAATTCGCAATGAGAAATTTGTGAACGTATAAGGGAGAATTATAGATGTATTTCATTAAAAATGGATATGTTCGGAAAGGTTGGCCTGGAACGTTAGGAAGAATTGCCAGCAAAATTGGCGGAAAACCTTTAAGAAGAGTCGTAATTAGTGGAGCTAAGGCTGGAAGAAATACCCTGAGAACATCTAGGTCAGCTTTAGCTGCGAAAACTGGTCAAATGCAGAGAACGATCCCTAGAACAATCAAGCGATTTTCTTTGAAAGCACAGAAAGTTGTTCGACCAAAGCAGATTTCTCGAGCTGTTAATAGACGTAGAAAAAAGTTTGTGAGTGGATACAAATCTGGTCGAAAGGCTGGAAAAGTTGCCTTGTACGGAGCTGGTGGTCTTGCTGCTTATTATGGAAGCAAAAGTCTTAAGAGAAGAACTTTTGGAGAACCAGACCGAGAGATGTATCGTGCTATATCTAGTGGGGATTTGAGAAAGGTCCGCAGAGCTCGTCGTGGGAGATATGCACAATCTCATAAGCGATGGGAAGATAAGCGTCTAGAACACCTAGATGCCAAAATCAATGCCGAAGAGCATGTTGATAGAAGTCTGCGGTCTTTGAATATAGATCCGGCAGATAAGACGTATCAGAATCTTCGGAATAGCATGATTCGGAGATTCTTGCATCGTAGCAAATCTGCTGGAACCAGTGGAGCTTCTGAAAAATTTGGTAGATTATTTGGAGAACGTGAAATGCAAGAAGGATGTCAAGAAGGTAGAGGATATGAGGATAACGCTGGACTGATTGATAGAGCCAGAAAGCTGACTAGTAGAATAGCGGCTGCTACTAGGGACCGAAGAGTAGGTCAGAGAATTGCTGATTCTCGCGGAGTGTGGAGATTTCCAGGGAGTGGAAGCAACAGGAGAGTTCGGAATTATGGAAGGGTTCTAGGAGGAACGTTGACTAGAATCAGGGATCTTCCCGAATATGCTCCTTTAGCAGTAGGATTAGGAGCCGGAGCTGGCGTGCTTGGAGCAGGATTTCTAGCGCGTCGTGGACGTCGTAGAAATGCTCGAAGAATTGAGTATGGAAGTGGCGGTCGTTTTCGTGCCAGAAGGAAACTGGATAGAACTGGTCCGGAAGGTCTTGGTCCCAGGACTGGAAGAGGATTGGGCTATTGTCCTCCAGTTGGCAAGGTTCAAAAAGTGGCACGTCTCGGAAGTGGTGGTCGTTTCAAAGCATTGAAGGGAAAACTAGCTCATCGTGGAGTGAGCGATCCTGGAGCTCTTGCTGCATGGATTGGTAGAAAGAAATATGGCAAAAAGAAATTTGCACAGCTCAGTGCTCGTGGACGTCGCGAATCTAATGAAGGATTTGAAGATAACGCTGGACTGCGTCATTTGGGAAGGTTGTCTCGGGAAGCTGTTGATCTTGCTAGGAAGCGCAAAAGGCTCCTTACTAATGTTGGAATAGGAGCAGGTGGGGTTCTCTTGGGACGTATGACTAAGCCCACACGTTACAAAGAAACTAGGACTTTCAGTCCATATTTTATTCAACCAACACGAACTAAGCCGGTGAAGTTTAAAGCGTTGAAGAGTTCTAGGTCTAAGAATCTTTTGAAGCAGGGAGCCAAAACAACAAATAGAGAGAAGATAGAAACAGCTAGGCAAATTCTTGCTCAACTGCGTGCGGAAGATCTGGAGATGAGTTTGCGCAAGATGAACAATCTCGGATCTTTTATTGATAAATTGGCTAAGGTGAACGCTAAGAAACAAATCATTCATTGATTTTTAATTGAAAATGGACGAAGAGGCCATGTCAACAATAGCTAAGGACAATGGAAATTTGTTGCAAGCGTTTGCTAGATGTCTGATAGATAAAGACACTGGAGAAGATTCTGTGTCGAAGTCTAGTATTGGTCCAGGAGATCCAGGATATATTCCTAAAGAACACTTAGGATTTTATACAACAAAGACTGGGAAAAGAATTCCGTATGATAAGAGAAAAGGTAGGAAGATTCCCAAGCCTAAGGGATCTGTGAAAAGGATTGTGTCAACAGAACCTTCTAAAACAAGTCTGCATCAGTTTGTAGCTAGAACCTTGCCTAAACAGCCAGCTTCTGAGAAGAAGTATGTCTTGTCTACGGGAGCTCCTAAACTACGAACTAGCATTGGAACGAGAGGTAGGAAGAGGAGAATTCGCAGAACCAAACGATCTCTGCATGTGAATCCAGTGAGTGGAGAAGTTTATGGAAGAGGAGTCAAGAAGATTCCTTCTGATCTTTTAGAACGTTTGAAATATGGTGGAACAAGCGTTGCGGTCAGAACTGGCTTGGCTGGTGTGCAGGCTGGAGCAGAAGGATTGTATGAACGCTTGGCTCGTAAGGCTCGAGATGTTGTTAATCTTTCTCGCATGGATCCTGAAATGCGTGCTAAAGCAGCAATGCTAAGAGCTAAGAGAGCCGAAAGGAAGAGAAAAACAATAGAAACTCTACGACGTCATGGAGTTTTCAATGTTCCAGAACCATCTTTTTCTTCTAAATTGGCGGGAGAAATAGGTGATTCTATGAAGATAACTGCTGCTGCTCATACAGCGAAGTTTGTGACTGAGTTGTTGGGTAGAAAAGTTCCTTTCTATCCCATTGAGGTCAGAATCAATCCTGACAAGATGAAGGCCATGCTTGATTATAATCGCGACAAGAGCACTGGCAATATCTATATGCGTCTTGCCAGAACACAGAGCACTATTAATGAAATTGAAGAGGGAAGAGCTGCTGGTGATCCACGATATGATACTCCGGATACTGATAGCGTCTTGATGGAATTGTATCGTGTTAAAAGAGACATTGAGAGAGAAGCTGAGCACAAGTATGGAAAAGGTTGGCTGAGAGCTAAGTCTGAAAGAGAGCGAGCAGCGTTGGTTGAGATGACAGTGGAAACCAGGAAGTTGTTTCGGGAAGCTTTCCAATCTGCTCGATCAAAAGGATATGATAAAGACAGTGCTTATGATTTGGCTTATAAATATACGTCTAAAATGTTGGGAACTCATCCTATCTCACAACGTGCTTTGGCTGATGTAGCTGTGAGCTTTGCAAATGTCCCAGAGACAGTTCCTCAAGCTGCTAAAAATCGTTCTAAACATGCTAGAGATTTCAACGAAGATGTTAAGCGCGTTTCTAGACTCGAAGGTGTTGCACGTCAACGAGCACTGAAAGAATCAATTGCAGCTAAAAAGAAAGCGACTGCTGAAACATTCAGAGCTAGAGGGGGAGTGACGAGAGAAAATGCTCCCGAGTTTCAAAGAGAAGTTGGCGAAAGAGTTAAGTTTCTAAGAGAGAAACAGGCGACTGAGCGAGGAAGTAAGCAAATTGAATCAGAGATGAGATATAAAGTTGCGCTTGGTAATTTGCGGTATGGTAGAGAGGCAAAAAGAACCAGACAGCAGGTTGCTAGACTAGTTGAACATGGCAGAGCTCCAGAAGCTTTGCGACTCGTTCAACGGAGGACAGGAATCTCTGATAAAAAGCTCTTAGATAGAATTGCCACTACTCTTTATGTAGATAGAAAGAAAAGGGAAGGAATATATGGAGCTATCCCGCCACCTAGAGTTCCGTTGCCAAGTCAGGCGGGTAAGCATAAAAATCCCAGAAAAAAAGGGGGTGAGGTGAGAGTTAAAAGAACCCCAGAATTAGAAGAGAGTGAAGGAACAATTTCTAATTTAACTCTTCTTCGAGATCTTGTTGGAAAAGCTCAAAGCAAAGGATATCTGTTAAAACAGTTCACATCTACTCCGGTCTCTGGCCTGGCTTTAGTGCGCCAAGATTTGCAGGGGGGAAGAAAGGGAAAGAAAAGAACAAAACGAACGCAGAGAGCGAGGTGGTGAGATGATATTAAATGATCTGGCTAAACGGCTGGTTGACAGTTCTATGGAATTGATTGACAAAATTTCGATGCCAGTTCAGTCTTTGGTTAAATCTATCAACAATGGTGACATACGGTTAGAAGTTCCTTATCGTCGAAGAGGTGATTATGCGGCTGATGCTGCGATGATTGAATCAGGCAGTGTCAGTTCTCGCAAAAAGAAAAGGGCGGGGAGACCAATCTCTTTGAGACAGATAAAAATGCTTGGTGATAGTGATCCAATCACTTGGGCGATCAGAAAGGCTAGGAGAGATCAAATTTCTAGGGCTCAATGGTCTATCACCAGGAATACAGATGAAATTGAAGCTTCTCTAGATCAGTGGCATAACAATGTCAAATCTTCAATTAATAACTGGGGCATCAAAGGATTTGGTGATGATAAGATTCCTTCAAACATAGACTCGAAATTGGCTGCGGGGATTCATGATCGAATTGTTGGGATTATGAACAATTCGATGAACACCCGTGCTGATAAAAAAGCTCAAATCAGATGGGTCTTTGAAAATGCCATCAGTTACATTAGATTTGAAGCAGACGAAAAAGCTAAGAAAGTTAAAATCTTCAAGAGACCATGTAGAGAGAGTCCTACATGGAATTCATTCATTCCTCGTGTTCTTGATGATATTCTACTTTATGACGCTGGCGTTATCATTAAAAACAAAAGTCGTGATGAGTCTAACCCTGTTGCAGAGTTGTATGTCCGTCCAGGAAACGAAATTGTGGTGATGCGTGCTGAGGATGGTTCTGTTCCAGAACCTCCAGACAAAGCTTATTGCTGGATGAAAGATGGAAAGGAAATGGCTGAATTTACAGATGATGAAATGATTTATATTATGGCTAATCCTCAGCATGATTGTTATGGTTTTTCTCCATGTGAAATCGCTGCTTTCATCATCACAACAACGTTGTTTGTAGACAACTATAACATGGAATTTTTCAAATATAGCAATGTACCTCCTGGCATTATGGATTTAGGGGAAAGCGTCACACCGAATCAACGAAGAACATTCGCTAGATATTGGGATCAAGAGATTCAAAGAAAAGGTGGTCTTCATAAGTTGATGTTTATCAGTGGTTCTAAGGGTGCTAGCTATATTCCCTTGCGGCCTTATAGCTCTAAAGATATGCAGATGTTTGAGTACCTGAAATGGTCACTTTCGATAAAATCTGCTTGCTTTCAGATTTCTCCACAAGATATTGGTTTCACGATGGACTTGCATAGGACGACTTCAGAAGTTCAATATCGCATTTCGCAAGATCGTGGCTTGAAGGCTTTGCTCGAACTTATACAAAGTCATGTGAATGAAGAAATCATTCAGAGAGCTTATGGGTATGATGATGTTCAGTTCAAATATGTCACCGACACTCCTTTAGATAAGGCTCAAGAAGCAATGGTTGATATCCAAGATTTGAGTGCTGGTGTTATTTCAATCAACGATAGAAGAAAGAAACTTAAGATGCGTCCTAAAGAAGGTGGAGATGTCATTTGGACCACTACTCCTAATGGTCAGGTTCCCATTGAAATGGCTGATGACATAGCAGAAAAGATGTTGGTTGAAGGGGAAGAAACTGGCGAGACAGAGAGTGGTGCTAATGGTTTACAACAGCAACAATCTCCTCGTGCTTTGCAAGCACAAAATTCAGTTTCGCAACGTATGAACGTTCAGACAACTGGAGGTCCTGCCGAATTGCGGCGCGTTATGAATGGGGTTGTAGATAATTTGAAAAAGAATGGTGAAGATACCATTATCACCATTGATCACAAGAATGATGAATTTGATAACCTTATTCAGAAGTATTATGGTCAACTTCCTAGTCAAATCAGGTTTGAGCCTCTAAAAAATAAAGAACAGGAAAAACTTGACCGACTTCGAAGACAGTTGAATGTTTCTAAGGAAGTTTTGACTGATGCCATTGTTACTGGAATTGCCGATCAAACTGGGACAGATAGAAGAATCATGCACAATGCACGCTATCAGTTAGGAAGAAATGCGGCATATATGGCGATTCCTACTGCTTTGCTGGTAGCGGCTATTTCTTCTGGTGGAAGAGGTCTTGTGAGTAGAGCGGCGAACATCTTTAGTCGTAATCCTAGGACTGGTCCGGTCATTGGACGAACAATTAGAATCATCAGACCATACACTAAGGGATGATGAGATGGAATTGAAAAACGCAATTACCGTTGAGAAAGCTATCACTCGTTTCAATCCAGACTATTGGAAATACATAACTAGTGTTCAATCTTATCCCAATGTTGATGCTGTTATACCAAAGATCACAAAGATGTGGCGTGTGGTTGATGGAGAAAATTATGTTTGGGTTGATGGTAACAATGAAAAGGATGCTTTGGAACGTTATATCACAGCTCTAGATGACATTACAAGAAAGTCAACTGGCAGAATTAATCATGAAATCTTGAAAATGATTGCTAGAGTTTATGTACGTTATCGCTTGAATCATGAGCTTGTAACTTCTTTTGATTTTAAAGAAGGACAGGGCCATGCTTCTTATAACAGAGTCAGGAATTCAATGCGATTTGTTCCCGACTTTTATAGACGATTTGGAGTTGTTAGATTTGGAAATAAGCTGATTCCTGAATTTCACAAAACGTGTGTACATGAATATGGTCATATGCTTTGGCATCACTGGCTTTCAGACGATGAAAAGAGTAAGTTTAAGGGAGTGATTCCTACGTTTGTCAAAAGTCCAGATCCAATTGTGGGATTTTGGAGGCCACAAATTTCTACAATAACTGGTGAAGTTGTTCAGTCAGAATATTTGGTGCCGAATGGTATTAAATTCATTGATCAGCAAGAACTTATTTCGCCAAAGGAATGTTTTGCGGAGTCATTTGCAATGTATGTCATTGATCCACAGTTTTTTGAGAACTTGCTTCCAGAAAGAAGTAGATATTTCCAGGAGGTCATTGATACAGACTATAAGTTGATTTCTTCGAAAGAAGTCAAGAAGGCAACTGTGGAGATGAATGGAGAAAAAAGAGAATTGACAGATTTGGTTCCTGTAGACTTGCAAACGACCAATCAGCGTGCTTTGTTGGCTTCTAAGTTTGAAGATGCTTTGAAGGGTGTGTTGCAACAGAATGGAACTCCTTTCAGAGCAGTGAGACAAGTCATTACTTTTGGAGAATTTAGTTCGAACAAACGAAGTCCTAATCAGTTGAAGGCGGTTGTTCTACTTGATGGCTTTCCTCAGAGTGGGTTTGCTTATAAGGGAGAAGAAGTTAGCTTTCGCGTTCTTGGTGACGAATCAGAATTTAATAGAATTGCGCACGCTGAATTAGAAGCTGGAGATGAAAAAATGTATCGCGAAATTGAAAAGAGATACTTAAGGCCAGAGGAAATTGAACGTTGGGTCACAACAAAAAGCGGCAAGCGTGTACCAATACCAAAGGCGGGGGTACGCAGGCATAGGCCGCATGTGAGTCAGCTTTTGTCCTCAGAGCGCCCAAAAGCATTGCCCGCCCCTAAGCTAAGGGTAGGTGCTTTAAAACCGCTCAGACCCGTCCTGACGCGCTATGCTATCCAGGAACACAATGCTGAGAGAGCCGGAAGACATTATGATTTTCGCATACAGGTTGGAAAAAAAGCTCTATCTTGGGTGATTCCAAAGGGATTGCCTAAAGCCGGACAAAAGAGATTGGCTATCACTCAACCAACTCATTCTGCTGCTTATATGAATTTTTCTGGTGAGATCAAATCAGGTTACGGGAAGGGTTTGGTTCAGGTCAGAGAAGCGGGACCGATTGAAATTAAACGCTTTGACGACAATTCGATTATCTTTGACATATTGACTGGACCTAGCAAGGGTTCTTATGGCATGAAGAAGTTTAAAGGAAAATGGGTGGTCCAGCGTGTGAGAAAGAAAGAATTCAGCGGGCAGTACAGGATGAAAGATTATAGAATGAAGCCTAAGAAAAGAATGTTGACAAGTACAAGGTATGCCATTAAGCCAAGAATTGGTGGCCCCAAAGTGTTGCTGTATATTGGGAGCCATGAGAACAGAATACTTACAAGAACAGAATCGTCAAATAAGAAAAGAAAAGGCTATGCTGAGAAGACTGATAATTTTCCTTATATCAGAGATTTGCACTTAGGTGCTCCTGGAACTGTTTTAGAAGTAGAAGCTTTTGTTCATTCTCCTATGATTAGCAACGCTGTTCTCAGCTCGGATTCGCATCATTCTAGAATTATCCAGAGTAAGGCTGGAAAGCCGGTTTTTCTTGTTCATGATATCTTGTCTGCTGAGGGAAACGATGTCAGGTCTTTGCCGTATACTACTAGAATGAAGCTGCTTTCGAAGACAGTTCCCAATGTTCCCTTTTTAAAGAAAGTGCCCGGAATAGTCAAGAATAAAAAGAAGGTGATCAGGCAATTGTTTGATAAAGGTTATCATGGTGTTTATGTTGTTGATAGAAAAGCAGCATATAGTGATGGAGCAGGCTTGTATTTATCAAGAGCCAGAGTCAAGAGAAGTGAGGTTGCTGACTTGAACAGAGATGATACAGATTCAGATAACATTGTTGTTACATCTACAGGTAAGCGAGTTTTGTAAAAGGAATTTTTATATGTCAACTCCATTTCGTTCATCAAGTGCCATAACAAAATTAATTGGGAATCTTCCTTCAAATAGAGAAGTTAAGAATCTGTTGGAAGAAGTTGACAATGGCGATGAAGCTACTTCTAGAGTTGCCGTTGACACCTTACAAAGTTTAAATATCTCAAAGGAAATGTTGGGAATCATGACTATCGCAATTCATTTGGATGAAACAGACAGAGTCTTAAAGGAAGTCAACAAGATGTATAAGCACATACGAAGTCCAGAATTTGAGGGATGCAGTGCTTTGAAGTTGGCAGTAGAACGTATACAGAAGATGTTTTTTAGAGGGGTTTGTATATGCTTAGGAATTCCGTTGTTGTTGTGGATAATCGCCGCACTACTTGAACATTATATACGAACTAAATGACGGATGGAGAACAAGCTATGGCTGAAAAGTTTGATAGGAAGTTTGATTCTAATGCAGAAAAGATAGAAAGAACTGGAGACAACACTTTTAATGTTTTGCATGATGATGGGTCTATTTTTGAATGCAAAGGAACTAAACCGGTGGTGGAAAAGTTGTCCAAGGCTGATCATCCCAGAGTAAAAATCTCTATACCGGTCGGTGTGCAGTTCGATAAGAATGGAAAGCGTATTGCGTAATTATCTACAGAGTTGCCTTGTATAATTAGCGGGTGAACCAAATGTCAAATGATTTGATAACCAATCTGATGATACAAAAGGGATTTCTTAGAGATGCAGCTAAGGAAGCTTACAGACAGTGGATCAAGCCTTGGTCTCCATCAGCATTGGCACGCAGAAGGATATACGCTAGAGCTAAACGTAACGTTAGATATGTTCCTAAAATTGTTGCTACTCCAACTCGCAAAGAATTGAGGAGAATGTGGTTGGGAGTACATGGAACAGTGATCCCTGGGGAGAAGAGGCGAGTTAGGTCAAGAGGATGGTTGGCTCCGACATCTTTGATGGCTGTTTTGACTGGAAGTCCTACACATAAGAGGGTGTTTGGGACATATTATAAGACTGGTAGTTATAATCTTCCAAGAAAACAAGCCAGGCAGATCTTTCGCTTAGTTATGAATCCAAAGGGATTGCCAAAGAAATTGCCCTATGGAAGCTATGCTGTTCATGCTACACCTCAAAGAAATAGACTTTGGTTTGGAGTTAAAAGAGCTTTGAGAACAAGGGCTCGTGGTAAAAAGCTGAAATGGTATCAGGCGCGTTTGTTGAATGAGCAACTTGGTTCGCCAAGAATTAAGTTTGGCGATATTAGGAGAGAGATGATTGCTGTTAAGCCCACCGATTTGCCAAGCCAATTGAGTGCTTATAGGATGGGCAGAGTTAGAGGCATAGCTCAAGCCGCTGAGGATTTTCGTAACATAGATATTCCTCGATTGCAATTTGCCGGTGGGGGCTTGGCTGGCGGGGGCATTGTTGGCGGTGGGATACTAGGTTATAGGCGAATGAGACGGAAGAATGGGAGAAGCGTTGCCAAAAGAATTTATATCAATGGTTTAAGAAAAGGGTTGTTTGGTGATTCTTATGATTATGTGAAGCGGAAATGGAAGAAAATTTTGAATGACATTTTCATAGCTGGAGGCATTGCTGGACTTCTTGCATTTTTGTATAGTCATCATAAGTTTCGTGTCAGACCTTATAATAAGCCGAAGTTGGGAGATTCTCCTCGTGTTGTTAGAAATAAAATAGACAGCATTGTCCGAGATTCAGATGCCTTGAGTGGCTTGAGTGAAGAAAAGAGGAGAAAGATTGTTGCACAACGAAATAAACTACTTGGCTATCATAATTTGAAGCTGGACACAGAAAGAAAGTATAGGGATGTGATAGATGTCCCAGAGGATGAATATGATGACGAACAAGACATTAAGAGATTGCTAGAGGACAAAAGGTCACAACTTATTGAAGAACGACACAAATTGGAAGAATAGGAGAGAGTATCATGTTAAGACGTATGATTAAGAGAAACAATAAGAAGATGGAGAAAGTTTTTCATGTTGAAAATCATGGAGCGTTTGATTCTCTAGTTAATTATGCAGCTATCACGAAGATAGATGATGATAAGAGATTGGTTGTGGGAGTAGTGACTAAGGCAACTTTAGATAATCAAAATGAAATCGTAGAATGGGACGCTACTGTTGAAGCTGTGAACGACTTTAAGAAATGGATGAATCTTCGCGAAATGCACGATGATAAAAAAGCAAGTGGGATTATAGAAGACATTGAACTAGATCCTAAAAATAAATTGGTCAGGGTTGTAGCCAAGGTCATTGATGATGATGCTTGGAAAAAGGTTAAAAGCGGAGTTTATAAAGGGTTTAGTATTGGTGGAAAGGCGTTGAAAAGGATTAAGGAATTTGTGCCAGCGTTGGGTAAGGTTGTTTCTAAAGTTAAGAAGTATGTCTTAAATGAAGTTTCTTTGGTTGATAGACCGGCACATCCAGAATGTTTGTTTGAAGTTGTAAAGAGAGATGGGAATTATAATGATCCTCTTTACAGAGAAATGGTGTCAGCTGAGAGTAAGGTTCCTGTGTTTAAAAGCAAGATCTTAACAGACGAAGAAGTTGCACGATTACCAGACAGAGTTTTTGGATTGGTAAAAGTTCGCAGAACAAAAGATGGATTGTATAAACAGAGATATTATTGTATGCCCGATAAGATTCACGCATATTCTGTTTTGAATATATTACCCAATTCTTCTTTGAAGGAAAAAGATAAGTTTAAAGTTCATCAAAAAGCAGCAAAGATTTTAGGGAAAAGTCACGATAGTAGTTCTTGTCCGTTTTGTTTTGAAATCAAAAAAATGCGTTTGCTTAGTGAGGTTAATCAAACCATGAATATGCGTAAACGTCGAATTGCGGAAGCAGAAGCTTTGTTGAAGGCAGCTTATGAGAGTCCGGATGATGAAGAATATGAGGCGACACAGCCTCATGATGATCCGGTTGAATCTGAAAATCTTCGAGATGCGAAAAGAAAGATGATCAACGACGATATGCCGCAATCATATCAAGATGATCAAGAAGGTGGTTATGAATATTATCCCGCAGATGAAGAATATGAAGGGGAATACGACGACATGTATGAGCCCTATGAAGAATATGAGGGCGAATACGATGATATCCCCGAAGGCATGGAAGTTTATGAAGATGAAGAAGGTAATGTTTTTGCTGCTTATCCAGAAGAAATGGAAGGTGGTGCTGGTTGGCAGGGCGAGCAGGGCTATCAAGATTTGGGTGAAGAAGGTGGGCCTGATGAGCGGAAAACACATCTCATTTCTCCTCCGGAAGATGAACCGCTGGACAGTGAGGATCAGGAAGGTGATAGCTGTCCCTATTGTGGGACTACGATAAGAGAAGCAATGAAGGCGGTTAAGCGAGGTGATATTGCCAAGTCTGCTATTCAGTGTCCGGGATGCGGCGAGATTTATGACTTTTCACAGCAGATTCACACTACTGTTGGGTCTCGTGGTGTGACTAAGGGCTTGGGTGGCGATGTGATTGATATGGAACTGGCGAAACGTGATGAAATGATTGAGCGTCTTTCTGACGAGTTGGAAAAGGCTCTTGCCGTGATTCGAGCCCAAGGTGAACGACCAAAGGTTAGAAAGGTGATGCGTGAGAATGATGAAGAAATGAAAATGGCTAAGGCAGATATGGAATTGCAAAATCGGGTGCAGAAGGCGATTGACCTGAAAAAGTCAGGCAAGCCCCTAACTGTTGAACAACAGCGGTTCTGTGATCAGGTTTTGGAAGAATCACTCGAGAAAAAGCTCAGCTAAGTTGTAAAAGGCAACGAGCTGAATTGTTTCTGGAAATTGCTGGAAACACAAAATAGATATGTTCGGGATATCTAGAACTAGATGTAATTGTGTTATGGTTCATGAAACTAATTCAGAGGAAAAAGCGATGCCAAATTTTCAAGGAACGTCTTTTGAAGTTGATCAAGCTATTAACAACGTTCAAAAGGCTATTAGTTCGACGAACGTGTCTGGCTTGCTCTTGGTGCGTGAGGATCTGCAAAGTGAGCTTGCAATAGCTGCTCCTGTAGATACTCCGATCCGGAACAGGCTGAGTCGTATTGAAGGTAATGGTTCTGCTCATTCGTGGTATAAGCTTGTTGGAACAAGTGCTACCGAAGGTACTTTCCTTGGCACGTCTCCTTCTAACGGGTTTTTTGCTAGAGGTGGATTGCCGACGGCCACACAAGCTTCATATCGTTATATGAGTGCTCCATACGTTAGTCTTGGTGATCTGGTTCAGGTTAACTTCTTTGACCAGATGGCTGGTAGATCGTATACAGATATCAAGAAACTTCAGACGAAGATGAAGATGATAAATGTTGCACTGATGGAAGAATGGTCAATCATTAATGGCGATTCTACTACTGGTGCGGGTCTCCAGTTTGATGGCTTGAATCAATTGATTACCACTAATAGTACGGATCTTGGTGGTGCTGCGTTGACTCTTTCAGCTTTGACAACTACCATGAGAACTGTTGTAAGTCTTGGTGGCAAGCCTCAAGCAATCATCTTTTCTCTTTATGAGAACCAGAAGATGAGTGACTTGATTTTGGGTTCTTATTATCGCTTGACTCAAACTGGTGCCGGTGCCCTTGCTGATATTCCGGCAGGTGTGGCAGTCACGCGTTGGGTCTCTCCGATGGGAACTCTTGATCTTATCGCAAGCAGGTTTATCACGGAGACATATAGCCAGAGAACGGCTTATATCATTGATGATAAGTCGGTGACAGACGATGGTAATGCGATTGCAATGGTTGATATGATGCCAATTTCTAGTATCGATCTTGCGCTTACCACCACGGCCTACAAGACATTGATTGCGGAATTTACAGTTCTGATGATGACCATTGAGATTTTCCAAGCAAAGATTATTAACATTGGCAACTAATGTTTAGATAAGGAATGGCAAGAGAGACAGGATTACTATAAAGAGAGAGAAGTAATTTCTTGTGGAAATTTTTCTCTTAACACTATTTTAACTAGCGTTTCAAGCTAATATCCTGTCTCTCTTGTTTTATAAACCATGTTATTAAGAGCACGCTTTGTTAACGGTACGGTGTATATAAGATCAATACCGTATACGGTGAAAGATTCGATAGTTGATGTTCCTGAAGAATTAGCATTAGGGCTGGTTCTTGGTGGAAACTATGCTCCAAAGGCTAGATATAAGAACCTTACAAATAAGTGTAAAAAGATATTGATTATTAGAGGAAGTGGCCTTGGTGATGTTTTGATGTGTCATCCAATCAGGAAATTGATAAAGAAACGGTATCCAGGAATTGAAATACACTTTGCGACGGATAAGAAATATTCCTCGACTTTATTTGGAGATGATACAGCAGATAGGGTTTTCGATCACGGCTACTCTTTGTCGTTTGTGCGTAGAGGAAAGTATGATTACATAACAAATCTCAACAATGTTGAATTTGGTAACAACTTGATTAGCAATGTTCATAAAATAGATTTGTTAGCACGAATGGCAGGGGTTACTAACTTTGTTAAAGATAAGCAACTGTTCTACAAGGTCAAAGAGGAAGAAGTCGAGTGGGCAAAATCACAAACTGGTGAAAATACCACAAATAGATGGGTTGCGTTTGTTTTAGAATCATCTTGCGAAGTTAAACATATAAAGACGATGTTGGCTATCAAAATCATTCGTGGATTGGTTGAAAATGGCGTTAAGGTTTTTCTCTTTGATAAAAAGAGAAAGTTGGGAAAAGCTATTTGTGCAAGTGTGAAATCACAAGATTGTGTGAACTGTTGTGGTTGTTATAACGTTAGAGAATGTGCTGCTATTATCAGTTCATGTAATTTGGTGTTTACTCCAGATACGGGGTTCTTGCATTTAGGCATAGCTCTAAGAAAGAAAGTCTTGGCTTATTTTGGAGCGATGGGTTCTCATTTGGTATTGACTCCCGGGGATGTTGAAGTGATTAGGAGAAAGGAGGTTGACTGTCAACCATGTAATCGCTTTACCTGTGTGAATGGTAGAGTTGATTGTTTAAAGTTCAATCCTGATCATATGATTGATAGGATTCTGGCTTCTTTGTGAGAAGAAAAACAATGAAAGTTATACGAGATTTGTTTTCGTCAAAAAAGTTTATCCCCATGTTTTTTAGTGTTGTGGGCGTTGTTGTCGCTATGATTTTTAAGCAGATTGACATACAAACTGGAACATATGCTATTTTAGGTCTTGTTGGGGCCTATATTGGCGCTCAGGGGATGGCCGACATTGGGAAGGAAAAGGCCAAGATTTGTGATGAGAAACACAAAAAGTGAAATTGTCAGCGTGTGTTGAACAAGTTTATTTTGGAGATGATTTGATGAAGAAAATCAAATGGCTTGTGGCAAGTTGCTTGCTTGTTGTTGTCATGAATGGTTGTGCGGTATATATGAGTCCCACGTATTCGCGGTTGCTTGATAAAACTACCTCGTGGAGTGCAGAAGTAAGTACTCGCGCAGAACAAGGCAAGCTAAGCGAAGCAGAACAGGTGAAAGCTCTTTCGGCTAATGCCGCATTGTGGCAGAAATTTAAAAACGCTAAAGATGGAGTAAAGTAACATGGAAGAAAACAAACATACAAGCATAGAATCAGCGCTTGAAAATGCTCCAGAAGAATTGCGCTCTGTTTTGCGGGCAATGGTTACAGAATTGCACAACATGGGCAAAGAAGAGGCTAAGCGAGCAATTTCTACCTTGCTTCTCGTTGTAAGAAATTCTTATGAAAGAGTTTCGAACAAATTGTTGGTTACAGAAGAAGTTGATAATCTACTTAGTGAATGGGATGCTGCTAACGAACATCAAGCACAAAATATAGCAAGGATTAATGAAACGACTGAGAAAGTACTTTTAGCATTGATAGATATTTTGTTTAAGATTTAATGTGGAGAACATGTCAGTGAAATTAAGGGCTCCTTTTAAGAATGGTAGCGCATATTTTAATGGAATAGAATATAGCGTTAAAGATGGGCTTCTGGAGATTCCCGAAGGATTATGCGGAGAAGCTGTTGGAAGAGGTTATAAAACTTTGGGTAATCGCGTTGCTGATAGACAGGCTTTCTTTTGTTCTAACAAGGAGTATTTTGCTGAACAACCTGATTTTTCTAAGATTTCAATTGACATACACAATTTCGGAAGACTAGAAAACTATCGTGATACTGTGGTTATAGTGCCATGCCACACTTCACAATCTTATATTCCCTCTTTGTGTTCTAGCATGTCAGGGGAACTTTGTTCCTTGTTGTTGGTGGTGGATGGAGAAGGCAAATACGATTTTGATATTCCACAAATTGTTCTTGATGGAAACACTGGTTTTGCACACGCTTGTAATGTTGGAGTTCAATATACAGATTCTAAATATGTTTGTTTTCTTAATGCTGATGTTAGGGTAGCGGATGGTTGGTTAGATGGTATGCTGAGTGTGCTAGAAGAAGATGAAAATATAGCGATTGTGGGAAACCGCCAGATTGATGACAAGGGGAAAATTCATTCATGTGGTTCTGTCTGGAGTTGGAAAGATCTTAGTTTTAGGCATGTCTTGAGAGATCAGGTTCCTGATGTCCAACGTGAATGGGTGATGTTCAGAGAAGTAGATATGATAACAGCCTCATGTCTTCTTATGAGAAGAGATGTTTTCAGAAAGTTGGGTGGGTTCGATGAAAAGTATCTATTGGGTTATTGGGAAGATTCTGATCTGTGTATGAAGGCTCGAAATGCTGGATATAGAATTGTCTTCACACCTAATTCACATATCGTTCACTTTTGTGGACATAGTAAGCTTGGAAAACATAGATTCTACGAAAGAAACAAACGGTTGTTTTTGAGTAGATGGGTGAGCAATGGACTTGTGGATAAATTTTCATATCAACGTAATCAGCGAACACATAATGGTAGAATAACTGCTTGTATGATCGCATTAAACGAAGAAGAATATATACAAGCTTCTATAGAAAGTGTTCTTCCTCTTGTAGATAGAATAATCATAGTAGAGGGAGGAAACGACTATGCTATCAGGGCTGGTTTATGTTCTTCTGATCATAGGAGCACTGACAATACGATAGACATTATTCATTCCTTGGTTGACTTATATCCAGATAAGATTACATTGATTCAGGATAATTGGACTGATAAAACAGAACAAAGGAATGCTTATGCTCGAGAATTATTAGATAATGACATTATGTTGCTATTGGATGCAGATGAAGTTTTTTATGAAAAAGGTTTGTGGCGTCTATCTTGCCTAATGCATGAATTTGAAGTTGTACGACCTGGATTTGATTTGTTTTGGAATAATTTTCAGACCGTTGGAACCGGTGTTTGGGATAATTTTCCACAAATCAAAGTGGTCAGATGGCATGATGGTTATCATTATAAAGATCACAATATGTTGTGCGATAAGGGTGGCAATCTTGTTGCGTCGTTGCATAGAGTATGTTCGATAAAGGAAAAGTTATATGCTCATTATTCTTGGGTAAAGCCGTTGGAGAAGTTAAGACTTAAGGCGGCGTATTACGAACAACAGACTGGTGCTGCTGAAAGGATGACGAAAAACTACATAGACAAGGTCTTCTTGCCGTGGCGTTCTTCTCCAAAAGAAATAGAATTGAAATTTGGGACTCATCCCTTTGGCGGTGGTGGAACAGCGCGATTCGCTGGTAGTCATCCCGAACCGATAGCACGACGTGTTCTAGACGGAATTTTCAATTGGGAGGGGGTAAATGAATAATCCTAAGCCCAGTATGCCTGAATTTGAGTATCCACGCGGGGACAAGCTGCGGAGGATACTCGCACCATTCAGGCCAGCCGATGCAAAGACGGTGCTGGACATGGGGTGTGGCGACGGATTGAAGGCGAGCCGGTATCATCTGGGGCTTGAGATAACAGGGTTTGAGGCCAACAGAGACAAGGCGGCCGAAGCGCGCAAGCATCTCCGTGAATGTTATGCGCTTGACATGATTCGCATTGCCGATGTGCTTACCGGAGCATTTGATTGGGTGACATTTGTAGATTCAATTGAGCATGTGACTTCTGAAAGAGCGCGGAAGATTCTCGGACATGCCAAGCGGGTGGCGAGATACGCCGTTACCGTTTTCGCGCCCGACGGCGATACGAGCGAGTGGCGACACAAGACGAACGAACTTGACAGGCACGCCAGCGTTTGGGATGAGGCGCAGTTTGCGCAATTAGGATTCGAGGTAACGCGATTGCCGAATTATCACGGCCCCGGACATGATGCACTGATTGCGTACTGGAGGAAGGCGAAATGAATCCAGTCCAGATATTGAACACACCAAAGAACAATTATCATCCCGCCGGCGATTTTGTTGACCGGACGGAGCGAGCGAAAAATGATAAGCGTCTCTGGAACCGTGATGCGGTTGATGTATCTGGTTTTCTGAAGATCGTTTTCCCAGTTGCGTCGGCACACTTGAAATCCTTAAAATCATATCGTGTCCTAGATATCGGCTGTGGATATGGCCGGTATAGTCCATTTCTCAGTCGATTTGACTGCATCGAATATCTCGGAATTGACGCAACTGAATCACGCATCAAGTACGCCTCTGAGCATTACGGAAATTCAGTATGTCGATTCGAGGTCGGCGATGCTCGCATGATTGACGGCAATAACCGCTTTGACCTGGTCTTGAGCTATAATGTCATTCAGCATTTGCCGCTGGACGATAAACTAGCGGTACTGAAAGCGATCAAGCGCTGCGTCGCACCGCGTGGCATAACACTATTGTATGAGGCGCAGATACTGGATAAGACGCCGGAACAGTGCGCCGAACGGTATCTTGATGATGCTTGCGCTGCACATATGATACCCATGCCATTTGAATTGTTGGTAAAGACATTGTCGCCAATGTGTGTGCATAGGCAAGGTTTGTTGTTCCGGGTTACTTGGCTCCAAGAGGAAATGAAATGAAAATCGCAGTTACTTGTGGGTGCTATGGACGGCGGGCGTTCACAGAATTCTGTTTGCCCTTGGCAATGAAAAATGCAGGTATAAAGGCTAATTGGCTTTTCATTGACGATGGGTGTCCTGACAATTCGATTGAATTTCTGCGTCAGCTGCGTTCTAATCATGTGAAGGTTGCACAACATGTGAAGAATGAAGGTATGTTTCCAACGCGCAACGAAGGGTTGCGATGGGGACTGAATATCGGCGCGGATATGATCGTATCTATAGACAACGACTTATTGCTCCCACCTAACTGGTTGAGAGATATGGTTCGTGCAATGTCAACATCAGATTACGGCATAGGCGGACCTTGGTTTGTGAATGACGTCACT